TCGTCGAGGATGGCAACGTCGGAGTTCTGACAAGGGTCGATCGTGAGGCTCTCGCCCGCACCCGCGCCAACTTCCACGAGTGGGACGTGGTTCGTCTTCCTTTCATAGACCTGCCCGTCGGTTCGCACTACTACACCGCGGTCGGTGACCAGAGCGCTATCGCCGGGGATGCCTCCGCCGATATGGTTTGCAATGTCAAGGAGTATTACGGCTTCAGCGTTGACGTGGCCTTCCTTGTGGCTTACAATTCCGATCCCACGACAGTCGCTAATCCGATTATCAAGGTCGAGGTCGCCACTCCGGGCACCGCTAATCCTTTCGCCGCCCCTGTCGAGGTCGTGAACGGTACGGACAATCCGGTTAACACGCTTGAGGTCACGCCTTAATTTCGGGCACATTCGAAAACATTATTTCGCGGGGACGGGTCGAATTAACCCCGTCCCCGTTTTCCATTTGTAAAGGATTTTGACACGTCCGGCAAACCTGTAAAGAAATACGAATTTTTATGATACGTTTACGAGATATTCAAACGGCCTTGCTGCCCGTTGTAGGCTGGGAGCAGGATTACAACCCCGAAAAGCATATCGATGAGGCGTTATGTCAGAGCGAGAGCGGGCTGACGTTTCAAGGGGCGCACCCGCTTTGTACGTTGGAGAATGTCCGGTCAATAATGCCGGACGATTACCTTTTCCGTTATCGCCAATGGGATGGACAAACGGCATACGTTACCGGGGACAAAGTTCGCAACGGGGCGAAAGTTTGGAAAGCCGTGTCGGACAATACGGGCTCGGAGCCGGTTGACGGCAGCGCCGATTGGGAGGTTTACGACATGGTTTCCGATTATGTCCGGCAGTTGACGTTGAACGGGATAAATATCGCAGTCCAGACGTTTATCCAAGACAAACAGTTGCAACAGGAGACACGCAACCTTATGGAGCGCAGGACGTTTTTTGACGGAGCTGCCAGATTGCAGGCCACGATCGAGCCGAGGGGAAAGATTGTCGGGTTCGAGATTGTCCCGGTTAGGTCTATGGGAGTGACCACGAAGATCGAGCGGATAGGCTTGCAGATGGTAGGAGGCACGGGAACGGTTAGGCTTTATTTGTTCCATTCCTCGCAGGTCGCCCCGATGAGGGTTATCGACTTGGAGTTCACAAACAGGAGCGGGGGCTTCCAATGGTTCACGCCAGCCGAGCCGATTTATTTGCCTTATATTCCCGGAAGCGACGGGGAGGGCAACGACTCCGGCGGGGCTTGGTTCTTGTGCTATAATCAGAACGAATTGCCGGAGGGGATGCAAGCGCTAAACGTGTCGAAAGATTGGTCGGTCGAACCCTGCCAGACCTGCCTCGGAGGGTCGATTGAATCTTGGCGGCAAATGACGAAATATTTGCAGGTTTCCCCGTTCGGGATTCAAGCCCCTGCGGACTTCGCCGAATATCCCGAAATGTTCGATATTAGCTTGGTAGGCTATACGAACACGATGAATTACGGGCTGAATTGCGAGATTTCGGTCGGTTGCGATCTGACTGACTTCATAATCTCGCAGCGGCAGATTTTCGCTACTGTGATCCAGAAGCAGGTCGCCGCGACGGTCTTGAGGACTATCGCCATGAATCCAGATGTAAGGGTTAACCGTAACCAAATCAACGTGACAAGGGACGAGCTATTGTACGAGCTGGACGGAGCGCCCACGGGTCGTGCGTCCGGGCTTGGGTATGAGCTTAAACAGGCGTATCGGGCTTTGTCCCTTGACACGAGGGGGCTTGACCGAATTTGCTTGACTTGCAACAATCACGGCGTGAAATACAGGACCGTGTAAAATAACGGCTTCTGACGGGCATTTGCCATGCGGGATGATAAATTACTCATCTTTTTGGGGAAATGCCCGGAAAACGCCGGAAAATAGCCAAAATCGGGACGTATGGGAATACTTGAGGACTTGAGGTTGCGTGTGGGGGCAATAGAGACGGGACTTCGTACCGGGGAAATGATCCGGGACGTGGTCGTTCGGCATCCCGACGATATTCTGGAGTTGCAAAGGCGGCAACTCTTCGAGGGCAAGGCTTCCAACGGGGAGGACATCCGCCCGTATTATTCCGAGGACTTGAAGCCGTCGGGGTATTTCCATTCGGTCGAATCGGCCGGACGATACGCCGCTTGGAAGCAGAACGGCATTAACTATCCCTATTCGGCAAGACGTAACCCGGACGCGCCGAACCTGTATATTAACGGCAAATTCCATGACGAGATAGGGGTTCGGTTCGGGACGACTAACGTGGGGATAGTCCCGACAACGCCGTACGCGGCTGGGATCATGGACAAATATGGGATAAATACCTTCGGCTTGATGATGTCGAATTGGCTCGCTATCTTTACGGAGCGTAATGCTTACAACGAATTGATGTTAGTTATTAAAACGAGATTATATGTCTAATATTAACGCACCCGTCATCGCTGACGCTGTGATGCTGGACAAGGTTATCGGGGAGATACAACAGGCGCTCGTCGATAATATCCCTTGGATGGACGCAGCGTTCGGTCGCTCGCAGAGATTGACGAAAAGGATAAACGGCAATAGCGTGATAACCCCGAACGTTTATTGCGGTGGCTGGAACGGCCACGGGGAGAATGATTATATCGAGGTTTCCCCGGATAGCAAGATAGGCAATTTCGCGTTTTTCGAGGTGGACGACCCGGAGACGATTGACGCTGGGCCGTGGGCGAGGGAGATAACCGCCCCGTTCGCGCTGATTGTCTGGTTCGACCTGCGGAGGGTCTTCGGTGTTGAGGATAACCGCAACACGGAATTGCTAAAGGCGCAAATCTTGAGACTATTGAGCGGTCGGGACGGCTGGGTCTTGAGGGGTGGCCGTGTGACCATTAACCAGATTTACGAGAGGGCGGAAAACATCTATCGGGGCTACACTCTTTCGGAGGTCGATAATCAATATCTTATGCACCCGTTCGGGGGATTCCGTTTCGAGGGCACGTTACAATTTTCGGAATTATGCTTGGAATAATGGAGTTCGTTTGTTGGGTGGTGGTCGTGGCCTTGGTCGCCGCCTTTGTTCTGGGGCTGGCCGTGAAGTGGGGCTGGCTCGAATGGTTGCAGGTTCACGCCCCGAATGAGTTTTTCTCGAAATTGCTGAATTGTAAATTTTGCTGTTCGGTCTGGGTCGGACTCATTATTTCGCTAACTTTGCTTGCGGTGACGGCGCATTGGTCTTTATTGGCCGTGCCGTTTTGTTCGACGATAATAACGAGGGAATTATGGTAAAAATGCAGATAGGAACGCACGAGATAGAGGTCTATGATTCGATAGACGCTTTGCCTGTCGTGCGTTTCCACAAATACCAAAAGTCGTTGCTCGTGGATGCCGGGGTAGGCTCTGATATGGCGGCTTTCGACCAGAGGATAGAGCGGGCAAGACGTTATTTATTGACCGGGGATAACGAGAAAGCGGCGCGGGAGTTGGAAAACTTGAGACAGGCCGTTTTTTTGATCCAGAACGAGGTCGATACAAGCCTTTTATCTTTCGCGGCTTTGGTGGCTTCCGTTGACGGGGTAGCGTGTGACGATTTGTCGGATGATGGTCTGCGAAAAGTCTGCGGTATGCTGGCAGACGCTCCGGCAGGGGAAGTGACCGCCTCGCTTGGGGTGGTCAAAAAAAAAATAGACGATGAATTGCAGCTATATTTCCCGGCCATATTCAACGATGCGAGCGTCAAGGAATATTACGACATTTTGAGACGGAGAGCGTTGGCGATCTTGGACGGGATCGTAAGAGGGGAAGACAGGCCGGGAGAGACGGCGGAGGTGGACAGGTTGACGACCGCGCTGATAACTTACTCGAAGCCGCAACTATTCTCCGGCTCGGAGGGAGTGGAAGTACAATTCGACAGACAGTTCGAGAACTTGTGCCTCGTTTTGTCGGAGCAAGTGCACGTCAGTCCGAAAAAATATACGGTTCTGGAGTTTTACAACGCTTTCGATTTTGTCAGAGAGAGGGCGAGAGAAGTCGAGAAAGGCAAAAAACGGGCGGTATAACGGACTTTTGTTTTTGAGATAAGGAATTTATCATTTTGAAAATAAAACGCTGAATACGGCGGTTTTTACAAAAAATAACTTACGAACATGGATAATCCGAACCCGATTTATTATCGTGATTTGATCACGCCGGACAATTCGATCACGACCCTTATATCGCAACTGGACGCTTTGATTGCCAAGTACAATTCGGCAAAGAGCGAGATTCAAGGAGCGGCAGCGGAGGCGGCGAAGAGTATGCAGAATCTTTCCGGGGCTACCGACGCGCAACGTCAGTCGATAACCAGCCTCGCCACGGAGTCGGATAAGTTGGCCGCTCATTATGCGAAGTATAACAAAGAGGAGCGGGAGGCGTATCGACAGAAGCAGTCGATAATACAGGCCACGAAGGAGCAGCAGCGAATCGACAAATTGTTGGTCGAGATTAACAACTCGGCGGAGGGGTCGTATAAAAGATTGTCGGCGCAATATAGGCTGAACAAAATCCGGCTGAATGAAATGACCGCCGAGCAAAGGCGCAGCACGGAGGCCGGGCGCAAACTTGAGACGGAGACGAGACTGATGTACGAGGAAATGTCCCGCTTGCAGAAAGCTACGGGCAAGTACACGCTCGAGGTCGGCCATTACGAGAACGCCTTACGGGCGTTGCCGGGGCCGATTGGTCAAGTCGTGTCGGGGTTCTCGAATATGCGGGGACAGTTGGGAGCGATAGCTGGTTCCGGCTTGCCTTTGGGAACGAAAGCGTTGCAGGGGTTCACGACAATTCTGACGGGTACGGTCGGGATGCTGATGTTATTCGTCCGGCATCTTACGGGGTCGGCGAAGACCTTGAGAGAGTTCGAGCAGGCGAACGCAGATTTGTCCACGATTCTCGGAGTTAACCGAAAAGATATGCAGGGACTTGTCGATTCGGCTTTAGCTCTGGGACGATCCACGGAATACACGGCAAGTCAAGTCACGCAGTTGCAGACGGAGCTGGCCAAACTCGGTTTCGGACAGGGGTCGATTATGGCGATGCAGAAGTCCGTCTTACAGTTCGCCACGGCGGTAGGGGCTAATCTGGGAGAGGCTGCGAGCGTCGCTGGCGCTACTTTGAGGGCGTTCAATCTGACGAGCGCCGACACGGAAGATGTCCTCGCAACTTTGGCGGTGGCGACAAATAACTCCGCATTGTCGTTTGCGAGAATCCAAGACAGTATCGGCACGGTGTTCCCGGTGGCCAACGCTTTCGGCTTGACTGTAAAAGACACGACCGCTTTATTGGGCGCTTTGGCGAATGCCGGATTCGACGCTTCCAGCGCTGCCACGGCCACGAGAAATATAATACTTAATCTTTCGGATGCGAGCGGCAAGTTAGCGCAACGGCTTGGGGGCAGCGTCCGAACATTTGATGAGATTTTCGAGGCTTTGATCAAGTTGCGGGATTCCGGGATCGACTTGAGCGAGGCGCTTGAATTGACGGACAAACGTAGCGTTGCCGCTTTCTCGGCCTTCCTGTCCGGGGCTGAATCCACGAGGGAATTACGGTCGAGCCTTGAGGACGTTTCCGGGGAGTTGGAGCGGATCGAGAAAGAGCGTTTGAACACGGTCGAAGGCTCGACAAAATTGCTTAAATCGGCGTGGGAGGGTCTTACGCTCGCATTCCAAGAATCGCAGGGGACGATTAAAGACACGATTGATTGGCTGACGAAGTTAATCGTGGAGGTGCAAAGACTGTTATTCCCGACGCAGACAATTACGAGCGAGTGGGCGGACAAGTATCTTGCGGATTTCCAATATATCGCCAAGAATATTTCCACGGAGTCGGCGAAAGCGACTTTGGAAGGTGCGGGGGATCAAGCGCTCCGGGAATATTTGCAAGCGCGGGAAGATCTCGAAAACGCCTCGATGTTCAATGCTGGTAAACGTGCGAAAGCGGAGGAGGATGCGGAGCGGAAATATCAAGGATTCCTCAAGGCTCGCCAGACTTTTCTCGACCAGATAGCCAACGAGGAACAGGAGCGGGAGAAGCAAAGACAGTCGCAGCAGGCCGAGGAGGAGCAAAAACAAGCGGAAGCCGATAAAAAGGCTTTGGCGGCGGCGAAGAAAGCGGCGGAACAAGCGAAAAAGCAGAGGATCGCCGACAGGAGGGCGGTCGTTGAGTCGATAAACTTGGAGATAGCCGCCACGGAAGCCGGGACGGATAAGATGCTGCAACTCCGTTTGGATAAGGTCGAAGCCCAACGGCAGTTGGAATTGGAGCAGAATCGGCAAAAAACGGCGTCAGAACGGCAAGACGAGGCGGCGATTAATGCCAAGTATGACCGGGAGAGAATCGAGGCGCAGAAAGCGTTTAACGCCGAAGTGGCGAAAATGAATGTCCAGAGATTGCAGGCGGAGCAGCAAGCGATCCAGCTACAAATCGCCATAACCGAGGACGGGACGGACGAGATGCTACAATTAAGGCTCGATAATATCGAGAAGCAGAGGCAAATCGAGATCGAGCAGAACCGGCAGAAGGCCGAGAGCGTCAGACAGGACGAGAAGGCGATTAACGCTAAATACGATCGAATGGCTTTGCGTGAATCAGCCGATTTTAATAACAAGTTGGCGCAACGGGATATGGAAGCGGCAAGGGAACTCGCCCAAGCGGAGTTCGATTTGCTGGACAAGAACGAGCGGCAAAAGACTTTGTTCCGGCTGCGACAGGAGCGGAAGCGTCTGGAGGATATATTAAAACTAAACGAGACGGCCATAAATAAAATGACCGATGACGAGATAAATGCGATAAAAGCTAAGATCGACGGCCTCAAAAAAGAAGAATCCCGTCTCGGTTACAAGAATATATACGAGCTTCTTGGGTTAAACGTCGATTCCGAGCAGCAAGACGCACTACGGACAGCCTTTGATTCAGTCAAGGGCTCGCTCTCGGAGATTGCTGACGCATGGACCGCGGCCGCGGACGCGGCGGTAGCTGCCGCCGATAAACAAGTTGAGGCGGCGCAGAAAGTCTTGGACGCGGAGATCGAGGCGAGGAATCAAGGCTACGCAAACGAGGTGGAGACGGCGCAGAAAGAATTGGCCTTGGCACAGAAGAACCGGGAAGCGGCCTTGAGGGATCAAGAGCGCGCGCAGCGGGCGCAACTGTTGTTGGATTCGACGACGCAAGCGTCAAGTCTTGTGACGGCCTCCGCTAATATCTGGAAAGCCTTTTCGGGTGCCGGGCCTTTGGGAATGGCGGCTGCGATCGCGGCGATTGCCGTCATGTGGGGATCATTCGCCGCGGCTAAACTCAAGGCGGCGCAAGTTACCCGTAGCGAGCAATACGGCGAGGGTACGGTTGAGTTGCTTGAGGGCGGAAGCCATGCCAGCGGACACGACATCGACCTTGGCCGGAAAAAGGACGGGACGAGAAGGAGAGCCGAGGGCGGAGAGTTCTTCGCGATTATTAACAAGCGAAATTCGAGAAGATACCGGGACGTGATCCCCGATGTTATTAATTCGCTTAATAATGGCACTTTCGCGGACCGCTATCGTAGGGCAAACGCCTCGATGGCCAGTTATGCCGTTGGGATGATAGGAGGCGGTCAGACGGACGTTTCCGGGCTTGAGCGGGACGTGGCCGCGATACGCAAGCAAGGGGACGAGAGCCGCTTTGTGGATGGGAACGGATATACGGTAATTCGGTATAAGAATGTAACTCGCAAGATTAAATCATGAATCCAATTTATAAATTCGATTTAACTGTCGGGAGCGTTACGGGAAGGGCGTACCCGGTGTATAGTGACGAGTTGGCGATCCATTTCGAGAAGGAGTCGGGGCAACAGTTTTTCCGTAGGAAATTGTCCGGCGATTTGACATTCCAATCGAACGACTACGATAGGATTGTGTCTGCGTCTTTTGATACGAGGTTCGGAGTTAAAGTCAGCATATCGTATGATGGCGGCTCGTCATGGTCGGATTATTGGAACGGCACGTTTTGGAAAACTGATTGCAAGTTCGACGCTGGGTCAAAGACGGTAATCGTTACGCCAGACGTGAATGATGCTTACGGGAATGTGCTTGCGGGATTGGACAAGGAGTTCGATTTAATCTCGCTCGCCCCGGAGATTGTGTCGGTGCAGATGGACAAACGACCGATGATCCAAGTTTACGTTCCGGGCCAGACTTCTATCGGATGCTTCCTGTCCGGAATGTGGTGGGAACAGGAATGCGAGGCGGTGACGGATAAGGAAAGACTAACCGAGATAGGCGACGGGAAACTTAATTTCGCCTTGAATAAATCGACGAGGGTTTTTGCGGTGTCGGGGTCTGCGATTGTCCCGGAGGTGTTTATGGGCGACACGTTTGCCGAGAATGTTCCCGGTATGCACGATTTTACGAATGGTAATTATACGTTTCGGTATAATTATGTTTCGCCTCAAGGCGGGGGATATGTCGAATGGCAGATTTTACAGGGGTCGACGGTAATGTGGAGTTATCGCTTAAATGGAGCGCCGCCAACAGTGCCGAATGCCGTCACTTTGTCGCCTGTCTCTGGTACAGGAGCGTCCGGGGATTTGTCCGTTTCGATATATGACATTGAGGTTTATGCGAGATATGTTGTCGATGTTGAGGCCGTCAACAATGTCGGGACGTATCTGATTGGGACGGATGACATAGTTCCGAACAATCGTAATTACACACGGGTGGTCGGATATAATTTCCCGAGTACGATAACGCTATCGTCATCATTGACCACGACCCCGACGGAGTGGGGAATTTACCAGCCGGGGAGATACTATCGGCAGCCGGGATGGATGGGCGAATATTTCCCGGTTGCGAGAAATGCTTGGGGAAGGGTGTCGATATGGTTCTCGTTCTTTGTCTTGGATTGGGCTATCGAGGAAACGGCCAGAAAACCGTTCGTGCTTAAAGACGCATATCCGTTGTGGAGTGTGTTGTCGGTTTTGCTTGGCCAGATAGCTCCGGGGATAACATTCGGCTCTACGGCTGATTATTCACAATTTTTATACGGGACAACGCCGCTTGGAACCGGGGCGCATAATCTTGTAATTACGCCGAAGTCGAATGTCATCAATTCCGGTTACGATCAGCCAGCGAGAAAAGCCCCGATAACTTTGGGGAATGTGCTGACGATGCTCCGGGATTGTTTCCGTTGCTATTGGTGGATTGATTCGCAAAACAAGTTGAGGATTGAACAAATAGATTATTTCCGTAGGGGGGGGACGTATTCGGGTTGGCCTGTTGTGGGGGTGGATTTGACGACCTTGAGAGTTCCCCGAAACGGGAAGGAGTGGTCGTTTGCCCGTCGTCAGTATGAGTTCGACAAGCCGGAAATGGCCGAGAGGTATCAGTTCGGATGGATGGACGACGTAACGCAGCCATTCGAGGGTTATCCGATTGACATCATTTCGGGATATGTCCAGCAAGGCAATATCGAGCAGATTGACGTGTCGAGGTTTACGTCTGATGTTGATTATATTTTGCTTAATCCAACTGAGATTTCGAAGGACGGTTTCGTGATTTTGTCGACCGGGGATCAAAGTGCGGATATATGGCACGAGACTTTGACGGCAAGTGTGGAGATTCAAGCGTCCGGGGAAACGGATACGAATATCGATATTAGCCAATATAGGGGTCGGCGTATCCGGCTGAAAATAATAGCCCCGGTTCGGGTGGCGATTTATGAGGATAATTCAAGTCATACGGTTATAAATTTGATCGACATTTTGGAGCCTTCAAGCGCCGAGCAAACGCTTGAATATACGGTTACGGAGAACGGTTCGTATATTAGTGTCTATGTCTGGACGGACGCTACGATAACGGTCACGTCTTTGGCTTATACGGAAGGTGTTGAGGCCATGACGGCGGTGAAATATTGGCAAAAGGATCTCGACCATATCATGCAGAACGGATTCCTGTCGTTTGATTATATGCAGAGATATTACGCTTATGATATGCCGGCTTCGAGATACGAGATTAATGGCGTGGAGAAGATTGCCACGGGAGTTCGAAAACTCAAGCGACAATCGCTAAACTTTCCGGCGCTTTACGATCCGGATTTGTTGAAATTAATTAAAACAAATCTCGGGGAGGGCGTGATAACTGATTTATCCGTAAATTTGTGCAGCAGAAACGCAAACGTGACGCTCTATTATGATACCGAATAATAATCTTTCAGTTTTGCCGTGGTACACGTCAATCGACCAGCAGAACGCCCGTAAATGGTGGATTTACGGACGGGAGTACCCGCTTTATACGCAGGCGCTATTTATGCTCCCGTTCCAGATCATAAGGACGCACAGGAGTGGGACGAGCATCTCGTCGTTTAGGATTTATGCCAAAGACGGGACGTTCGTGGGAGATTTCACGAGCCAGATACGGGAGGGCGGTATCACGATTAAACAGTTTGCCAGCCTTGGTTACGACGTGATTGTTTTCGGTGGTCAAAGTGTGATTTTTACCCAATTCCCCAACGGGCAATATTATGCGGTTTTGTCGGATGGCTCGCAAACATGGTATTCGGAAATTTTTACGGTCGTTAATGACATCCAGCCATATTTACGGATAACATGGTGGGACGTTGACGACTTCGTGATGGATGCGGGGACGATCGTCTATAAATATGCTAACGACACGCAGTTCCGAAACATCCTATATTTGTCGACTGATCTTGCAAAACCGGAATATATTTTCGAGGAAGAGGGCGAGACGAGGGACGGCTATTTTTTCCCGATCAAGCAGATTTCCGAGAAGCGGTATCGGTTCAGTTTCTTCGCACCCGAATACCTTCTGGATGTGATGCGATTTATACGGATGGCCGATTTCGCTAATATATATTATCACGGCCAGACGTACCAGCTCGACACGTTCCTAATTAATCCGACGTGGGAGGGCAACGGGGACGTTGCCGCGGTTGAGGCGGAGTTCGATACGGCCACGGTCGCAAAAAAAATTGGCCGTGGATACATCCAACCGACCGGCGGCGATTTCAACAACGATTTCAACAACGATTTTAACAACCAACAATAGAATATTATGGCAAATTTCGCAACATTGAAAGCGGCCATTGCCGCCGCAATAAAGCAAAACGGGAACAATGAAATTACCGGCAATTTGTTACAACAACAGTTGTTGTCAATGGTTAATTCTTTGGGCGCGAATTATCAATACGCCGGTATTGCAACACCGTCAACAAATCCGGGAACGCCGGACCAAAACGTGTTTTATATTGCCGGTCAATCCGGGGCATATTCGAATTTTGGAACGTCATTGACTACCAATGAAATAGGCGTTTTTTATTATAATGGTTCGTGGAATATACAAAAAATTTCGCGCGATATTCCCGTGTATTATTCTTTATATGGGGGTTCTTATATTTATAAAAATATCATTTATATTGATTCCTTGGTGATTTACATTTCCGGGAAAGTGGGTCGTGTGGTAGTTGTACAACAAGAATTTACAGTTGAAAACCTTTATTTCTTGGTATGCAATCGTGAAACGGGTAATGTTCGCATTTCAAGACAAGCCGACGTCACAAATGATGAGGATATTTTGTTGATTAGTGACGGCCCACAAAAGGGTTTCCTGTTCACGGGAAAATTACTTGGGGATTGGTTGTCACAAAAGTGGTATGATAGCGTTTTAACGGTCGAACAAACGGATAAAGGCATTAACAATAATGGTCAACTTGTTTCCGCATCGGGATATTCGCTTTCTTCGCCTATTTATATTGAAAGCGGAACGATTGTTGCCGTGCAAACGGGTGGGTATTCGATTTCCGCTTTATCGAAAGTTGACGGAAATACATATACGCCAATTATCGTTTATGGAAATGACGGAATCGTTACGCCGCGTACAACTGTAACCAAAATCGCGGAAAGTGGTTATTATGTGTTATCTTCTTACGCTTTTGCGGATTTTGCGTCTTTGGCGGTTAATAGAGAAGATGCAATTACGTTTTCACGTTATTTAATTAATGATACATTGGTGGCCGGTGCTGTATATGTTGAAACCGCGCAAAAGGGAGAGGTTTATCAACCTTGCGATGGTACGCAAAAGAAATATTTTCTTTCGCAACGCTTCCTTTCGGTAAATGGAAAAACCGACAAAATTAATGGCATTGATGGAACCAACGGTTTGCCAATTTATTTGTTGCAATATGATGGAAATTACCATTCAATTGGTACGGTTGCGGTTTCAACAAATTTCGATTTGTTGGCGAATTGCCGGTATATAAAAATATGTCTTGGTAATTCGACAGACAGGGCGTTTAGTAAGGTCTTTATAACTTTTGATATTTTGGCAAAAGAACGGCCGCTATGGTCATATAACGGCCCGAATGATTTTACGACAAATCCAAGAATATTATTTAGAACATACGAATTAACCGAACCGTTTATAACCGACAATTGTATTGATGCGGACGTAACAACGTCTTATCGTGGAATACAAAGCCGAATTTTTAATTGGGGTTATATCTTTTTGCCAAAGAATTATTCACGAACCGGCAAACCGTCCCCGGTAATCATCCATTGCCACGGAACAAGCGGGGTTGTATTCAATCAACAAAGTTTGCCATATAATACCCGATATTTGGAATTTTTGGCAAATTGTGGATATGCCGTTATTGGTTGTTCGACTTTTACCGATAAATATTCGGCACAACGCGACGATGGCGATTTCCCGTCGCCATTGGCCCATTCTTGTTATTTCAATTTATGGGAATATATGACATCCGAATTTAATTTGGATAAATCCGGAGCATATATTTTTGGTTATAGCGCGGGGGGAATGAATACAATTTTGTTGTCACAATCGAAGCAAATACCAATTAAGGCGGCCGCCGTACTTGCGGGAAGCGTTGACCTTGTTAGTAATATGCGAATTTTGGCGGATTATTGTAACGAACATTTCTTTGAACTTATCGGTTTGCCAAATACTGAGTTGCCAACAGGTTTGGCCGCCGATGGTGTACGTATGCACGTAATGGATTCTTCCGTTAAATCCCTTATTCTTGCGAATAAGGAAAAATTTACAGGAAGAACACCATTTAATTTTAACGGCGATTTGGATTATTGGGCGTTTTTTGACAGATACGCAGATGTTCAAAATTATACGGCTAATTTAATAAATGATACGGTTTTGAACGGATTGGTTGATGGTGCAAAAACGTTCTTTAATATGCCGATAAAGATTTGGCACGCCATAGATGATACAAACGTACCAATACAAATGTCGCGTTGGTGGCGGAAAATGGTAATGAATGGCGGCGGTTTATGTTATATGCGTGAATTTCCGTCGGGGTGCGGCGCACATTATGCGGTTGGATATACGGGTGATGAGTCTTTGACCCCTATGGTAAATTATCTAACTCCATTCGGGGAGACCATCAGCACCCCTGTAGCTTATGCGGAGATGGTTGATTGGTTCAAGCGTTGGTAATTATGGAAACAAACATTTGGGTTGAACTTGCAAAATTGGCCGTCGCTTTCCTTGGTGGCGGCGGCCTTTGGGCTTGGATAAAAGCCCGCGAAGATAAGCGAAAAACGCCGTATGATATGTTCCGGGACTTGTTGGCCGAACAAAAAAAGTTTTACGAAGAACGGAACGCGGATTACGAACGGGAAAAGTTGGATTCGGCGGAAAAATCGTCTGTCATTATGCAATCGCATTTTTGTAAACACAAATACACGGACCCGAATATTGTTTGCCCGGTTGATGTGGCGAATGATAAGCGTTTGAAAGAACGTTGCAACCGTTGCGGTTACGGTAAAAAAACGGAAGAGAATGAAGGCGGAAACGATTGATGCTATTGTTATCCATTGTTCGGCTACCAGAGCCGGGCAGGACGTGAGAGCCGCCGATATTGACAAATGGCACAAGGAGCGAGGGTTCGCCATGATAGGCTATAACTATGTTATTGATCTGGACGGCACGGTCGAGGTCGGACGACCATTGTCCAGAGACGGGGCGCACTGTAATACGGCAGGGACTTCCGGCAGATCATATAACCGCCATTCGATAGGGATTTGCTATGTCGGGGGTCTGGACAAGGACGGGAAGCCTGCGGACACGAGAACGCCGGAACAAAAGAGGGCGTTGCGGGGGCTCGTTTACAAACTCATGGACGCTTATCCGAATATCGTCGAGGTTATAGGGCATCGTGACGCGAGCCCGGACATGAACAAAGACGGAAGGATCACTCCGAACGAGTGGGTCAAGGTTTGCCCCTGTTTCGATGTCCGGGCGGAGTTTCCGATGGCTATTTGTAAAGCGAAAAAGATATGAAAGAGCGATTAGCGTATTTGGCGATGATTTTTGCGGGATTGGTCGCAATAATCCTTTTGTCCGGCCAGCTTGACAGGACAAGACAGGAACGGGACAGGTATCGCAATAATACCGACGCTTTGCTGGAGGATGTCGAGCGTTACCGGGTTCTGGATTCGCTTTCGGGAGCGAGGGTCGAATCGCTGGAGTTGACCGTAAAGGAGTTCGAGCGTTACAGGGCCGAGGATGCCAGATTAATAAAGGCGCTGAAGGCCAAAAATCGGGACTTGGCGGCGATCGCCAGCACGCAGACGAATACAGTTATAGAGCTGCACACGAACGTGCGTGATACGGTCGTTATTCGGGATTCCGTGGAGATTAGGGCGAAGGCGGTATGTTGCGGCGATCCTTGGTACGATTTCCGGGGTATGTTGGCCGGGGAAGAGTTCACGGGAGAGCTGGTCTGCCGTGATTCCTTGCTGGTGGCCGAGACTGTCAAGCGGGGGCGTTTCCTCGGATTCCTTTGGAAGACCAAGCGGATAAAAGACAGGCGGCTCGATGTCGTGAGCCGTAACCCGCACACGGAGATAAGGAGCGTCGAGCATATAGTTATCGAGAAATAATTATCTTTGTACCGTTAATACTCATATTATTCTGTTTATCTTTTCTCCCCGGCTGCGAAGTCCGGGAGTTTTTTTTGTCCAGAGCCACGGCTTCGCCATTTTCCGGCGTTTTAACGGCATTTTAGCGCCAGGGTGGGGCAACTTATCATCTTCGGAACAAAACGGCTTTATACGGCAGAAAAGGAAAAATTAACTTTTTTTGAAAAAAATCAGCAAAATAAACGACTTTTTTTTGGAAATATAAAAATAATAACTACCTTTGTATTCGGAAGGCAGTTCCAAACCGACCAGACGGGTTTCTGGAAACAGTAATAACAAACAGTTATGGCAACGCTCAAATACACTACGAAGCAAATCAATCGGGATTACAAGATCAAGGTCTCCGGCCTTTATAATGGCGAGAAGGTTAACACGCTGGTCGGGGTTGCTGGTCTGGTTCGCATGGTTGGTGACATTGAGTTGACGAACAGGCTTCTCGACAGGGCTTTCGCTTGCATGGATGACAAGTGCGTCTGCAAACTACGCCGCGGTATCAAGGTTTCATTTTATGTCGCTTAATTAAATAATACTATTATGGCATATCAGTTCGCAAAAATAACGTGGCGTGGCTCTTATTACGGTCACAGGATCGAGAAGGCTGAAAGCCCGTTGCAGGAAGTTTATATCGTTGACGGAGATAGGGAGCACGCCTATTGGTCGATGGCAGATGCCCGGAGGTCGATAAAAGGTGGCGAGTTAAAATATTGTCCTGTTGACGTAAGAAATTGGTTCGATTAAGGTATAAATATTAAAATCATGGAATTTTCAGTATTAATTATCGCCGCGGTTGTGGCGCTTCTGGTAAATAGGAGCTATGGCGACGAGATCCGTTAAGAAGTCAAGGGCGGAGCGGTATCGGGAGATACTCGCCAGCCGGGGGTTGCGTCTGGAGGATTGCTCGGTATTGGCGTTCAGTTCCGGGCGCAGTCTCGAACTTTTTCATTATTGCGTGATGCTGGATAGGCGGGCGGTTTGCTATCTCTTTGACGGGGCTGGAAAGCAGGTGTACGTCGTGACATCGAAAGCGCCGGGGGATATTAAAGTGATCGAGGAGATAGCCGCCGAGTGTGGCTGGATCAAGAGCGCGCCGGACATGAGATAATAAAAGCAGCGCCCCAAAAAATACGGGGCGCTGGTCAAGTTACCATGAAAGCGATACGATGTGGCAAAAAGACATCGGCAAATATAAGGCTTTTCGGGATAATTCCCGCAAGGTCTTATTTTTTCTTTGTTTGCGACGGCTTTTCCCGGTATCCGGAGGCGTAGATCGCACGGCCTTGGGCTTCCGCTTGCGCTTTTGTCGGGTAGGTTTTCCCGGTTTTTCCCCAGCGATATCCGCCGGGAACACGTTTAACGGGCATGGCGATAAAATTTAGTTGGTTACAGGGCAAAAATACGGGGAAAAGTGGGATTTTCACAATTTTTCGTAAAAATTAATAAAAAATGTTTGGTATTTATAAAATTATAGCTATATTTGTTCTCGGAAGGAGTTGATACTTCCAACTGACACGGCAGATTCCGTGAACTTTTAACAGTTTTAGAGTTATGGAAAATAGAGTTTATCAGATGGTCACGGACAGGATTATCGAGCAGATGCAGAACGGCATAATCCCTTGGCATAAGCCGTGGCACATGGCCGGAAACGCCGAGGAAATGGCTATTAATTACGTCACCCGCCGCCCTTATTCCCTCGTTAATCAGTGGCTTTTATTGGAGCCGGGCGAGTATCTTACTTTCAAGCAGGTCACGGCACTTGGCGGCAAGGTCAAGAAGGGCTCGAAATCAAGGTTTGTCGTTTTCTTTACGAAGGTGGCCTATACTGTCAAGAATGAGAGTACGGGAGAGGACGAGGAAAGGTCGTATCCGTTGCTTCGCTATTACAACGTGTTCCGTCTGGCTGACTGCGAAGGCATCCAGAGCAAGATCGAGAAGCCGGAGGCGGGTGCGGTTGTCGAGCTGCCTTTGTGCGATGAGGCGGACGCGGCAATAAATGACTACGTTTTCAGTCAGCCGACGCTGTCCTTCCAGAATGACAAGCCGAGCGACAGGGCGTATTACAGTCCCGCGGATGATAAGGTCGTCGTCCCTATGAGATCACAGTTTGACGAGATGGCTGAATATTATTCGACCGCCTTCCATGAGTTGACGCACTCGACTTTGACAGAATCCAGATGCAACCGCAAACAGGATGGTGCGGGTGCTTCCTTCTTTGGCTCGAAAGCGTATAGCCGTGAGGAGTTGGTCGCCGAGATGGGCGCCGCGATGCTTTGCTCGAATTTCGGTATCGATTGCGAGAAGGCGTTCAAGAACTCGGTAGCATACCTGCAATCGTGGGTGCGGGAATTGAAAAACGACGCGAAAGCGATAGTCGTGGCCGCGGGAAAGGCCGAGAAGGCCGTGCGCTATATTTTGGGAGAGCGTGAAAAATAGTTATATTTGCGATGTCTTGACGTTAGTCAATATGTCTTCATAAGTTTAGATTAAACAATTAAGGTGAGGAACGGGTGACGCAGGGATGCGGGGCCCGTTTTTTTTGTATCTTTGTGACGGAATTACATTTGTAATTCTATTGGGAGGAACCGCCCGCCCTGTCGTGAGATATGGCGGGTTTTTATCTGGAATGCCCCAGAAGGCTAAAATAAGGCCCGTAGCGGGCTTTTCTTTTGAAAGATGATAAATTCCCTATCTGGAAAACAAAACGGCCTTAAACGGCGTTTTTTGGAAAAATAACAAGGGTTAAATAGTTATCCGGGATTTTACGAAAAATCATGCGCCGACCAAAGATATATTATTAATAGCTCGAAAAGAAATTCGTAAAAATTATAAAGTTTTTTTTTGGTAATTAGAATTTTTATTGTACCTTTGTAATCGAAAGGGGGAGCAACCCCAACCGACCAGACGGTTTTCTGGGAATGATTAAAAGACAAAAAAATGACTATCACTTGCAAAAACTCTGACAAATCAGTTTGGTTTCATGAGAACGCAGACGGTTTCGGTGGCATCCTTGCGATAGCGCAGCAGGACGGCGAATTTTGGTTCACGGTGGGCTGGTATAAGACGGAGAAAGGCGCTATCCGTTCGGCGAAAAAGCAGCTGGCGAATTTGGGTTATGAACTTAATGCTTAAAAGATATGCGATTCAAGATTGATGATAATTTACGGGTCGTGGCCGGAGGGAAGGCCACGCCCGTTGATCTGGAGACAGTAGCCGTCGAGTTGTGCGGCAGGCTGGTCGAGGCCGGGATGATTGAGGACACGTCCGATAATTGGGGCGTTTCGCTTCTTGAAGCCACCGGGCCGATATATGTTGCGGACGTGTGCAAGGTCTTGTGCGGGTATCTGGAGCGGGAGACAATCTCGGCGGACATCTGGAAAGCCTTTTGCGGTCTGACGATCATGGGAGACGGGCGCTGCCCGCATTGTGGCGGCGAGCTGGTCTATGATGGGGACGAGGGGCATGAGTTGAGGGATGGAGATTACTTCACGCCGAACACATGGATAAAAGATTTCGAGGTATATACTTGTCGCCAATGTGGCGAAACTGTAAAAATTAAAGCGTAAAATTATGATGAGAATCGATGCGGCCATCGCCCGGGCCAAGGAGAGCGGGCGGACAGTAAAAAAGAAAGAGATCGCGGCGAGGCTTTGGCCAAACTCCACGGAGGTCGCCCAGCAAGTCAACATGACCCGTTTATGTAGCGGCAAGACCCCAAGGATCGGCGCGGATTGGCCGAACATAATTTGCGAAATGACGGGCGTGTCGGCCGACTTCTTGTTTGGTTTAACAAACGATTAAAGACATGGAAACTTCGATATTTTGGGCGATCGTTTGGGGGCTGGTATTTGTCCTCTCGCTCGTGGCGATCTGGTGGAATCCATGCCATATTTTCACGGCTATTATAGCTGGAGGTTTCATGGTAGCTTTCGTGGTTGATTACGTGCAATATAAGCGCAGGAAATAACATTTTTTAACAACGATACGATGAGAAAAGACGAAAACAATTACCCGGAGCTGGCAGAGTTGACCAGACCGGAGGAGACGGAGAAAACGGAGATTTATCCGGGAATGACTGTCGAGGAAATTAACGCGGTGTTTTTCGATACCGACGCGTTAAGAGAACCGCCGTACAAGGTTTACAGGCTGGACGGGGACGGCCATCGCTATTATTACCGATTTGGGGAGGATGGCGAGCCGGTCTTTTACCCTTCCGTCACGACGATGCTGAAACAGGTCATGCC